GTTCATTTACATGAGCAACTTTGCCAAGGGCATGAAGCGCTGCGGTGAAATCTGGTTGAGCATGGCCAAAGAGATTTACGTTGAGGACAAGCGCAAGATGAAGACCATTGCGCCAACTGGTGAATCCAGCGTTGTCGAGTTGATGAAGCCCATGATCGACACCGAGACAGGTGCGATGGTCATGGAGAACGATCTCAGCGCAGCCACCTTTGATGTGGTTGCCGAAGTTGGACCATCCAGCAGCAGCAAGCGTGCAGCCACCGTGCGTGCGTTGACCGGGATGCTCCAGATCACCACTGACCCTGAGACAGCGCAAGTGCTGACCGCAATGGCCATGATGAACATGGAGGGTGAGGGCGTCAGTGATGCAAATGCCTACTTCCGCAAGAAGTTGCTCCGCATGGGTGTTGTCCAGCCCACTGATGACGAAGCCCAAGAACTCATGGCCGAGATGCAAGGCAAGCCGCAAGACCCGAACGCCATGTACCTCCAGGCAGCAGCCGAGGGTGAACTGGCCAAGGCAGCAAAAGCCCGTGCTGACACTGTGGAGACTGTGGCAAGCGCCGAGTTGAAACGTGCTCAGACGCTAGAAACATTGGGCAAAGTTGATGAAACCGCACAAAACATGGCCATGACAAACGCCCAGGCAGTGCAAGAGATATTGCAGGGGCAGATTGTCCAGCCAGTTGCGAACCAATAAAAAACAAGCGAGAATGTATTAACGGATGCCACCCACCGTTTTAATGGGTGAGTTTAATGGGGTCAAAAGATGAACGAAAAGGCAGTAATTGAGGACGATGAAACCTTTGTAGAGGAAGAAGTCGAGGAAGTCACGGAAATCGTTGATGACCAAGATGAACCCGAGGAAGTTGTCGTTAGCATTGGAGAGGAAGCGCCGCCTCTCGAAGAGCACACTCCAGCACCTGAATGGGTACGAGAGTTGCGAAAGACAAACCGTGAGTTGCAACGCCAGAACCGTGAACTGCAAAGCAAGCTGCAAGTCCAGCCAACTGAGATCAAGCCAGTTGCCATTGGAGCCAAGCCCAAGCTAGAAGATCACGACTATGACGCTGACAAATACGAAGAAGCACTGACAAGTTGGTTTGAGCGCAAGCGACAGGCCGATGATGTCAACGCCAAGCAGCAAGCTGAAGTTATGAATCAGCAGAAGGCATGGCAAGCCAAACTGGATGGCTACGGTAAAGCGAAAGCTGAACTGCGAGTCAGGGATTACGAAGACGCCGAGGCCGTGGCTCAGGAAGTCTTTTCGATCACACAGCAAGGCGTGATTCTTCAAGGGGCTGAAAACCCCGCACTGGTTGTTTACGCACTCGGCAAGAACCCAAAGAAGGCCAAGGAGTTGGCTGAAGTCTCAGACCCCGTAAAGTTTGCTTTTGCGGTCGCAAAACTGGAGAAAGAATTGAAAGTTACAAACCGCAGAGCAGCACCCGCACCCGAGCGTGTCGTTTCAGGAACTGGACGATCCTCAGGTGCGGTGGACTCAACCCTCGAACGGCTGAGAGAAGAAGCTGCCCGTACTGGCAACATGACGAAAGTCATTCAGTATCGGGCGCAGAAACGATCAGCATCCAAGTAATTTTTTTAGGAGCATGAAATGAGCAACTCATTCAGCAAAGAAGAGCGCGTTGCCTTTGAGGACATCCTCGAAGGCTTCAATGACGCATTGGTTTTGTCCCGCAACGTGTCCATCTACAACACAGATGGCTCGATGATGGAACGCACCAACAACGTCATCTATCGTCCACAGCCTTACATCGCACAGTCGTATGATGGCATGGACCAAACCAACAACTTCACCGCTTACACACAGCTTTCAGTGCCAGCGACACTCGGCTTCCAAAAGTCCGTGCCGTTCATCCTGGATGCCTTGGAGCTGCGTGATGCGTTGCAAGAAGGTCGCCTGGGCGAAGCTGCCAAGCAGAAGCTGGCCTCAGACATCAACATCGCTATCATGAACGTGGCTGCTGCTCAAGGTTCTTTGGTCGTGACCGTGAACACCGCTGCTGGTGATTATGATGACGTTGCCCTGTGCGACAGCATCATGAACGAGCAGGGCGTGCAAGCGTTCGACCGTTACCTGGCACTGTCCAGCCGTGACTACAACGGTATCGCTGGCAACATTGCCACTGGTGCTGGTACTGGTGCTCGTAGCTTTGCTGGCACTAAGTCCAACACCGCTTTTGAGCGTTCTTTCGTTGGCATGGTTGCTGGCTTTGAGACATACAAGTTGGATTACGCAAACCGCTTGGCTGCACGTACTGGTTCCAACACCACTATGTCTACCCTGGCTGCGGCAAACAACTACTATGTGCCAGTTGCCACATCGACCGCAGCGACAGGCGAAACCCAGAACGTGGACAACCGTTTCCAGACCATCACTGTCACATCGACAACTGATCTGCGTGTCGGCACACCGTTCCAAATCGATGGCGTTGAGGCTGTGCATCACATCACCAAGCAGGGCACAGGTTTCAACAAAACCTTCCGTGTGGTGAGCATCACAAACTCGACCACCTGCGTTATTACACCTCCAATCATTTCGGCCCAAGGCGGCACTGATGCGGAATTGCAATATCAGAACGTCATCGTGACACCCAATGCCTCGGCAACATTGACCCGTTTGAACTCGGTCACTGCACCCGTGAACTGCTTCTGGCAGAAAGACGCATTGGAAATTCTGCCTGGTCGTTACTCTGTTCCTTCCGATGCTGGTGTTGCAGTAATGCGTGCCTCCACCGATCAGGGCATCGAGTTGGTGATGCAGAAGCAGTACGATGTGAACACCATGAAAACCAAGTATCGCCTTGATACCTTGTTCGGCGTGGTGAATAAGCAGCCAGAAATGTCTGGTATTTTGTTGTTCGGTCAGACTTAATTAGGGGGTCACCATGAGCTATCAAGTAATTTTCACTCAAGGCACGGCAGTTGTTACTGTTCCTGCTGGCGAGAAAATCGCTGTCCAAGCATTTTCGCCAGCAAGTGTGTTTCAGTTAGTTGGTTTTCCCAATTTCCCTGATTCACAAGACCTGCTGACTGTTGTCGAGAACACAACCTATGTGTCACCCGCATTCACCAATGCGACCACTGTGACCATTCAAGCTAGTGCGTCTGGCGCTTATTATGCTGTCGGCACAGCCCCGACCATTAGCAACAATGGCAACTGGCAACCTCAGGGTGCACCAGCCGACATTGCTGACGGTGCTTCGATGGCTGCTACTGCGGCTAACGTGTTGACCAGCATCATCACTGCAACGCCAACCGCAAGCCGTAACATCCAGTTGCCAACAGGCGCTGCACTTGATCTCGCAACAGAGTTTGCTGTTGATGAGTCGTTCGACTTCAGCGTTATCACTTTGGCTGCGTTTGCTTTGACCTTGACGGTCAACACAGGCGTGACCATCGTTGGTTCTGCTGCAACTGGCGCTGGTGCTGGTGCTGCGGCACGTTTCCGCCTTCGCAAGACTGCTGCAAGCACATTCGTTGTGTATCGCATCATGTAAACCAAGACAGGCCAGCAGAGATGTTGGCCTGTTTTACAAGGAGCACGAAATGATGAAAAAAGGTTACTCGGACAAGACCGTTTCCAAAAACATCAAAATGGAAATGAAATCAGGCAAGCCACAAAAGCAAGCCGTTGCAATGGCACTCGGCATGGCAAGCAAGTCGGCAAAAGCCGCGGGCAAGCCAAGCAAAGCACCGATGAAAAAATGATTAAGTCGGCAGCCATCATTAAAGAAACGACTCTCGCCCCGTGGCGGGAGTTGCGTATTCAAAAGCGCAAGCTCAAGAGAGAGCAAGCCACCGAACGCAGAATGACAAAAGTTTGCTATCCATCACCCATTGCAGCCGTTGTGCAGCAAGTGGAGATCGTGGAAGTGGGCGAGCCAACACGTGATGAAATGTTGGAGCAAGCTGCTAAAATCGGCCTCAAAGTGGACAAGCGGTGGTCAGATGAAACCTTGCTGAACCGCATCAATCAGGCTATGGAGGCCGCATCATGGGATACAGCAAGCGCCAGTTCGTGAACGCTGCCTTTGAGGAAATAGGTCTCGCCTCTTATGTGTTCGACCTGAATCCCGAGCAGATGAATACGGCATTGCGTAGGCTCGATGCAATGATGGCAGATTGGAACGCCAAGGGCATTCGCCTGGGTTACCCACTGCCCTCAAGCCCACAAGACAGCGACCTGGACGAGCAGACCAACGTGCCTGACTCGGCATATGAAGTTC